GAGACTTTTCAGTCTCGAGGAAACTCCGTTCTCAGGTGAGAACGGAAAACCTTTAAATAACTTTATAGTTATTTTTTGGTTTCCAAATATTTCTATTTGGAAAGATCATTCTGGTCAGATCCCTTTACAGGGGTACCCTGAACGCAGAGTGGTTGATCTTAAGAAGTATATCACCACTAGAGTTGTCCAGTCCACTTTTACGAGTGTACTGTCCAATGCTAGGAGTTTTAGTGACTTCTTAACCTGCCGTCCCTTACGGAACAGCGGAGTTGGTTCACATGTCTAAAACACGCCTTCACAAGATCCAAATGGGTTATTTACCCTCTTCGGACTCGAAAGACGAATTAAAGAAAATTTAAGTATACTTATACTTAACTATCTGGATGTATTCATCGAGCAAACTTAATTAAAACCATGAAATGAAGAACACTAAAAATAATTTTAGCATACCTCGTTCTACTGTACTGTTTATACAGGATAGTAGACAGCGGTTTTTACATATCGAAAAATTGACCTCTTTAAAGAGATCGATTTCAGATCGTAAATCACCGCCAATCATGTTTCCTTTTAAGAATGCTTTCAGAGATAACATTCGACACGAACCAATGGTTTCGCTAGGTAATTCTTTTGAATTACTCAGACTTGCCAAACAGTTAGGGTGAAGAGTAATCCTCGCCTGTACTGATAAGCAAGTAAGCCTCTTTCGAGAACTCAAAATTTTGTATGGATTTTGCCGCTATTTATTGATCATGACTAAAAATCATGGTTCATTAACTACGGTAAAATACCTAAAATCTTGCCATCTAGCGATACAGAAGTGTATAAGTAAAGATCAGATTAATAGTCTAAGAGATATTGAACCTGGTCTTCCGTTACCTCGTTTATCAACCTCACGATTACCACGGTTTATACCGTTAAGTGATCGGAGAGAAATTAAACAGGGTAATCCCTTTAGAATAAGATACTGGTTAACCTTGTACTCTCTATACAGAGTGATACGAGTACCCGGTAAACTTAAACTAGAGACTATAACGGATCCATTTTCTGGAGATGAAAACAAACTATCACGAGGTGTTACTGATCTAAGGGAAATTTCCCAAAGAATAGCTTCACGTTTTGATAAGTCCATTTTATCTAAGGAATTTGGTTTACTTCCTCTTGAGACGGCCTCTCCGACCGCTAAGAGTTCTTGAAATGGATGATTATGAGATGTTCACGGACTTGTCCGTGAAAATCTTGATGTTCATATTTTGCAATTACTACGATCCTTTGATCAGACCAAACTTTTTTTAAGGTTTAATTTTATCAATGAATCTCAAGTACTACCGAAATATGAACCTCTTAAAAGTGATTATCCAAGTCTTGGACAACTAGCTATTAAGGAAGAAGCTGCTGGGAAATTAAGAGTCTTTGCATTGGTGGACGTTTGGACACAATCTGTGTTGAAACCCCTCCATGAAATGATTTTTAAATTTCTTAAGTCACTTCCAAATGATGCCACATTTGACCAACAAGAAGCAGTTAAAAGAGCTTCTATTAAAGTTGTTAAGTATGGACAATCGTTTGGATATGATTTATCTGCAGCTACTGATAGGTTACCAATTGTCTTACAGGAAGCAGTGCTCCAACCATTAATAGGGGTTGAAGCCGCTTCTTCTTGAAGACAACTGCTAATTAACCGTGATTACAAATTACTATACCCTGATAAGTCAGGTATAGATGTAATCACAGTAAAATACGCAGTTGGTCAACCTATGGGTGCATTATCAAGTTGAGCAATGCTCGCCCTTACTCATCATCTGATTGTTCAACAGGCATACAATAACGTAAGGGGTCTTTTCCCCTATACAGAATGGTATACTGAATATGAACTTTTAGGTGATGACATAGTTTTATTCGAGAAAGATATAGCAGAAGAATACTTATCATTAATGAAAGGTTACGGAGTTGGTATTAATTTATCAAAATCTGTAGTCTCTCATAATAAAAGTTTTGAATTTGCTAAAGTTTCTTGAATAAATGGGTTTTATGTATCCGCTATTTCTTGAAAGATGTTTATATCCCAAAATAACGCAATGGGTAGAATTAATATATTATTCCAACTATTGCCTAAAATGAATATAAAACATCCGATTCGTTACATTAAAAGAGTAACGTCTCGTAGCATCTTGGAACTTGGATCTTACAAATTTAATCTGTTAGGTCTACTGTCCATGCTTGCTAATTCAGGAAAAATAACGTTACAGGAATTACTGAAAACATTAATGTCACCAATGGAACAACCAAAGAGGTTTTTACTAAAGGACAGCTTATTATTCATGAATGAAAAATATGCTGAGACCTTAATAACAGACATCTTGGCTGGGCGTCCTTTACATCTCAGAGCAGATAAATGAATATCTTCTGTAATGAGAATGGACGTTCCATGGTACAATATTGCTTTGCTTACTAGGATGACTAAGATAAAGTTAGACCTGGGAAGTGAGGATCAGATTCTTTTCTCGTTTACTAGCAAGCTTATTGATAGTCTCTGTGGATCGGATTTCATCCATCCTGGTTATCGTAAAATATTCTTTGAGGACATACTTTCGGGAGATGAACTCTACCCAAATGTATTAACCTTAAGGGATCATTACTGATTTTTCCAGTCATTAGCTAAAGATCTCTTAGGAAATCTAGAGTTTTATGACACAGGTTCTACTGATAAGACTGTAGATACTCTTACGGATCTTGTCCTAACAAACGAAAAATTTGACAGACTTCTTGAAGTCTTAAAATTAGTCGATCGTTCTGATGAGAAGCTTAAGGGTATCGCCTTGGCAAGAATTTCTGATAAATCTCCATTGAAAGTCCTAAAGTTTGTTAAGCGAGCTGATTTCGTTAGAAACCAAGTCGTTCAAAACGAGCAAGAGGGCTGATTTGTAGATAGATCAGAACAACATTTTGTGGAAGATTTACACTTCCTATTACAAAATGATGAGTCCTTGAGAAAGGTTCGTGTCCGTTATCTTTAGAAAGGTTAAGCTTGTTGTCTCTCCTATGAGAAGCAACTTATTAACATTCTTTTTAAAGCATAAAGGAAGCCTTACGGTTTGGCTAATTAGGAAAGTACTTCCTTGGTAATTATGCAAATAGTTATTGAGAGGGCATCCTGATTGGTGGTTTCCGCG